GTGATGTTGTGTTTATTACAAAAAGATGCTGTCAGCATCTCACCCGCTCCGACCAAAATTCGAGAGTAAAACCATGCGGGTGGCTGCGTCATATAGTTTGGTCGAAGCCCTTGTAACTGCATATTATTAGTAAGAAGCTTGTGTTTAATCGCCCGGAGCACGCATCTTTTCAGATAAGATCATTGCTAATCGCATTTCGTGCTTGAAGACCATATCGGGATTAAGAGGTTGATCATCTTGAAGTATAAATCCTCCTGAATGTTCGAAATGAATTTGTCTAATTTCCTTGAGTTGTTTGAATTTATGACTAACCCAATAAAGGGCCATATACTGTAGTTTTGATTTCTCACCATTGGTGCCTATTCTACGAACAAGCCCCGTTTCAATACATCGAATGACAAGATACATACATCTTCCACGAGATGGACAGTCAAATGTATCCCAATGATGATCTGACGCAATATGCTGAAACTCACGGATTAACTCGTCCATGATTTTCAAAAGTGACTTTGGCTTATAAAAGGGTAGAAAGGGATGATCGTATGGAAGTGGGCGATGAAGAACATCATAAATGTAGACCCTACACTTAGGACAATCTTTGATCATTTTGATACAGCACTTAAAAAATATTGATTGTTTTGTTTCCATTTTTGATCTACCAACTTGTCTCCTTCTCAAGTCGGCGCTCAAGAACATCATCGGCAGTCTCTATGTTAACCACTTCGGGTGGAGTGAACTCGAGATAGATGTTAAGATTGAACTTCTCAACATTGTAGCTTGCATGAACGCCCTTCCCACACGCTTCTGAAAAGCGACGGAGAACATCATAATTAATCATCGCAAGCACCACGCTGACGGCATGATCTGTCTTTGTGTGAAGTACAGGTGTCTGGTAGATCTGGAACAAGGTAGACCGCTTGTGATACACGGCATCATAAAACCTCTTCCTTAAGTTTACAGCATTTGCTACACCAATGAGTGTCATATAAAGCTCCTCCGCAACCTCTTCTAGGTCAGAAGCCGCATCAACTTCGGCGTTCATGATGAAATGAATATCACTGTCAGAAAGAATAGTCTGCATTTACTATCTACCTAATAGATCACCGTATATTCATTTTAGCCTAGGAAGCTCAGAAGAAAAACATTGAGCAGGTGAGAGATCACAACTGCCGCGGCACCAAGAGCTCCAGCACCCTGCCATGAAACCACACCACCCGATGTGTACGCATTCGGAATGTAACGGAGCAGCAGATCACGAGGCGCAGACAGAGACAGGATCACCGTAGCAAGAAAGAAGGAGATGTAGAGTGTCAGATTGGCCCACATCATACGCATCATGGGGAGCGACGGCTTAAAAGACGGTGCCATCTGTGTACGCTGAATGTGGTCAGATCCTGAAACACCAGCCATGGGAGGCATGGACTGAGGAAGTCCAGGCGAAGGGAGGAGGGCGTCAAGCGAAGTTTGGTCGTCCATTGTTTATGAAGGAGACGGGATTTCACACGTCGCATCTTCCACGCGATATTTGTAACATTTTCCATCTACTTTCACTGTTTTGCTATCGACATCGGCCAGAGGAACAGCCAATGTGCGGTGGGTGGCGTAGTTTCGGTGAAATAGCAACACCGAGATACCCAGTCCGATCACAAAGGAAAAGAAGGGTCCCGCTCGTTCAATGGCTTTAGTGATGTCAATCATTACTTCTTGCCGAGACTTGCGAGTAGGTTGAAGGAATCTGCTTCCTCCCCACACGGCACCTCAATCGCGTGAGTGCGAATACAGCCTGTATCGGTGTGGAAGATATCATTGTCATACGGTGAAGGCACTGCGACCTCTTTGCGAGTAGGCGGCACGATGATACATGCGATCAACATTCCAACAATTACTCCCGCTGCAATCCACACGAGATGGAACATTATTCTTAGACAGGCACAACTTTTGCCTTCGCTTTCAGTTCCATATACTTGAAAACTCCAAGTGCGATCGGCGTTGTAATCAATCCCGAATAGGGGACTACAATCGCGAGTGCTGTTAGGACATACGCAACAATCGTGTGATCCGTCATGATCAGCAGTCGGTACGTTGCCGCGATACTGAACGCATAAAGCAGTGTGAGCATCACCTTTCCAACAACACCAAGGGCGCCCAGGATTGTATTCGAAGGAGTAAAATCAGGCATTGCATAGGTCGGTGGAGTTCCAAACTTGACCTTTTGGCCATCAGGAATTGCTACTGTCTTCTTCTGACCTGTCTGATCATCCGTGTAGGTCAATGTCAAACGACGACCCGTGATAATGTTAGCCGATGACTGTTGTTCAGCCACCTTTTTCTGGAGAATGGAAGACTCCAATTGATTTGTTTGAAACGTAATACACTTAGTATCCGATGCTGTTCCGCACAAGCTTGTTGCCGCTTTTTTGATGTCCTCTTTCTCCGAATCGCTGAGCGAGACATCTTTTGAACCCGACAACAAGTCAAGTGCTGGAACAAGTGTATTATCCGCAACTAAGTCAAGGTATCCGGGCTTTGCCTTTTCTTGCATAGCGGTTGTAATGTCGGTTGCGGCGTTTTCGTCGCCCCACGTGGCCTGGTTGATCACGATACCCATTGTTAGTTAGCAAACACGAAATTCGCAAGACCACTGACGATCCTAAGGAAGTTGATCGATTCAACATAGACACCGAGATTGTACGTGTAGGCAAAGATAATGTTCTCACCACCCGTATTACGAACAACGGAAACAATGGTATCGGGAGGATATAGCAGCGTTCCATCGGGATTTGTCAATGCCAACTGCGCAGCCGTAACAACCACTGGGTTCGGTGAAAAGACAGTCGATTTCAAGACGCATACAGTCTCCTGTGCTGCAACACCGGCTGTTGTAGGAAGAGGCTGTTGAAGTGTGAGACGCAAAACAACCTTGTTGAAAAGACTTCCATTGATGGCGCCGCTGGGTTGGTACAGATCGTTGTTCAACGCAAACGAATACATATACACACCCGGGATCTGCGGGGCATTTCCAGTCGTGTGCTTGTACATCTGTAGGAGCGTGAAGTAGGAGGTGGGTTTGAGTGAAAATCGCTCCTTTCCATCCAACAGAAGTTGTCCCTGTGTAACGGCATCGCGAGGATATACAGATGTAATCTGCTGCTGACCGCTTGAATACAAGAATGTTTGTGTCTCAGTAGAGTTTGTCACAGTGGAATACACGTCATTTGCAGTTCCCGTAGTCGTGAAAGGTGCTCGGTAAGGATTATCCCAGTTGGTGTAGTTATCCCAGTCATTGGACAGGATCTTATCTGACCTCTGAGTGGACCAAACAAGACGAGTGACTAAGTTGAAGAACGGAATTTCAATGTCTGAATTTCCACCATACTGACCTGGATTGTTCACAAAAGTTACAGTCTTGACCAGGAATGTTTGATCCGCAGTGGCCAACTGAGCCATTTCCATCTCCGTAAGGTAGATGAAGTTTCCTTCAAGATACGGATCAGGATAGAAGGTCGTAAGTGCCGGATTAGAAGAAGAACCGTTGGCATTTGGAGGAGACAAGAACCGTCCAATGGCCTGATCAGTTGTCGCAGGACGGATACGCGTCCCGTATGTAGGGGAGAGCGGATTGACATCGATAATCGTATAAAGTTGGTTCAGAGGACGATATGTGACGTTGATGTACACATCCGAGTTCTGCATCGAAACAAGCGGAAGAGCCATTCCAGGGTTCTCGCAGAACCAAAAGTGAAGAGGAATGACCAGTTGACGAGACCGAATGGACGGCTCAGGCGTCTTAGTATTTGGAATGCCACCGGGAAAGTTGAGGGGTGTCACTGCATGAGGATACTGACCAATACGATCATAGGCATTTGCGGGATCATTGATCTCAGGCAAATTTCCAACCATCTGATCGACCAGTTTCCTCTTATTCGGATCGTGGGTCAGGTAGGAATAGAACTTAAGCCATTCGCCTGTAAGACGCTGAAGAACCTGGCCGTTTGCTGTGATTTCTACATGATCAATCATATTGTAACCGATGTTATCGATCCACTGGAACTCGTATCCAATTGAGTTGGACCGCGGATCATAGTTGGAAGGAGGCGCATTTGTTCCCAAATAACTGAGAGGTGACCAAATGTCTGGCAGTGTGATTGACAGATACGTGTCATGAAGCATCTGCGCATATCGATCAATCCGACACGAAATCGTTCGTGTGCTCGTCTGTGCGATATCCAAATTGGAGCTCGTAAACGTCATTCGGATTGCCTCCATGGCAAAGTTAGTGTGTCGCCGGTAAACTGCCCGAAAATGGGTCATGGATGGGCTTCCATTGATGAGTTCATTTTGGGCTCCAATTGCAACGAGTTGAAGGAGACCCCCAGGCATATTGTGTTAGTAATGAGATTAGACTAAATAGGTAGTAGTCGCAGTATTCGTAGGAACACAGCACGCGGACGTAAATGTTGTTCCCAGCGTTGCCGGGTAATATGCATTAATACCCATTCCACCCACAAAACGAGTGTACTGCTGGGATTTGTTCGCAAGTACTCCAATGTACTGCGTATTGGTTCGGCGCTTCTGCGGAGGAGGGGCCACAGCCAGCGACCTCGCAATGATCTGCCTCTTTTGGTTCGTCAAATAGTCTTGTGCAGAGTTCACTTGCATTTGTGATTTACGGAGAGAAAAGGTATTCATCATAATGAGGTTCGTTCTTATTAGCACACACGTAGATCAGACTACGGGTTATTCGAAGGTTGTATACAATTTGCTTGGACAGCTTGCTACCTTGGCCCCGGCAGTCAAGACCTATCATTTTGGATTTCAGCGCCACCCTTCCCGTGGAAGTATTCGCACTGTTCCAAAGAGTGTGATTGCCTACGACGCAGCAGCAAACGAGGATCCAAAGGAGGAGGGTTTTGGATTTAACAAGATCCATGAGTATCTTGAGATGGTGAACCCTGATGTGGTAATGATCTACAATGATCCTCTGATTATCCACAGGTTCATTGAGTCCATGAAGTTTGACAAGGAGACATCCAAGTATAAGCTCTGGCTGTATGTTGATCAGGTTTATGAGGGCATCGCCCCACCGCTGATTGAGAGTATGAACAAGAATGCTCATAGGATCTATTGCTTTACTCAGTATTGGGCTGACATCTACTCAAAGTATGCTGCGTTTCCTGATATTCGTGTACTGGAAAATGCGGTTGATAAGACCCTTTTCTCGAAGATCCCCGAGGCAAATCGTGTAGCGGTTCGTTCTTCAATGGGTCTTCCTCCAGATGCCATTCTTATGGTGAACGCAAACCGTAACAGTCAGCGAAAGCGTCACGATCTTGCGCTGATGGGATTTGTTGAGCTGATTACGAAGGAGCCTAAGAAGCCATATTACTACATGGTTGTTACGGGAATGAATGGTCAGCAGGGCGCGTATTATGATATCAGTCGTATCTTCACTACAGAGCTTCAGCGTAGGGGTTTTACAACGGAGGACTTCGCCAAGCGTCTCATGCTTGTTGACACATCTGCCAAGGCAATTCCTGACTCGGCAATCAACGAGATCTATAACGCAGCCGATATCGGTATCAATACATCGGATGGCGAGGGATTTGGTCTGTGCCAGATTGAGCACCTGTACACGGGTGCGCCTCAGATTGTGACGGACATTGGAACCTACCGATCATTTATGGATGAGGCAGTGTGTGGATTTGTCAAGCCAAATGACCGAGCATATTTTTCAGGAACTATGCCTCTTGGCCTCTGGGCACATACGTTCAGCTATGTTGATCTTGCAAATTGTATGTCAAATATGATTGTCAATCTCCAGGGTTTCAAGAATGCAGCTGCAAACTATCAGTTCAAGACGTGGGATGATGTGTGCTCATCATGGCTCAAGGATATCAAGGCAGAAATCGTATCGAAGTAGGTGACACCAATTCTCCCATACGCAACAGCCGCTGATTGTCATCCCACGCAGGGCCATCAAAGACCTCTTTGCTATCGGGGTCAATCATAAGGGAAATTCCTTTAATCAACACCTTCTGAAGACGACGATGCTTCTTGGAAGTGTTACGGAGAACAGTCGCATCTGTCTCCTCATTTTTGATGTTCGGTCGGAATGCCAAATCTTCACCCGTTGTCGTCGAATCAAAACGCATACACGAAACCACAGGACGTTCGCGAGAATGGAGCTTCCTATGGATTTCGCAGTCAATCGCTGACTCCTTTAACAACAATGCCATGCGCTGCCCAATGCGTTCCTTTTCGAAAGCCGTTTCGTAAAGGTATTCATCAGTTGACATGAATGTTTCAACCGGATCACCCTCATATCGCTTGACAACCATGTCATTGCGACGAATAGCCACGATGTTCGGGTATTCTGCCGACTTCATCTGGTTTTCCGTGAAGACTGAGATGTAGAAACTGACCTTGACAGTGCGCTCTTCCATCGGAAGCGTTGCGTGAGAGCAAATACGCATCGCACGACCAATAACCTGATCGTGACGAGCGGGTGTCCAATGCGGCTCCATGATGTGGACATGACGAACGTTATTGAGCGTAATACCTTCAGCACCAGATGCAGAGGCCATCAGTAACTGGAGGATCTTCTTTGGGCGCTTTGCAACACTCTCCTTCAACGATGCTGGAAAGTTCTTGCTATACACACCGTTGAAGATCTGACGCATAAGATCACGCTCTTCTTCCTTTTCCTCGCCAGTGTAGAATGTATATGCAGGACGGTCATCAAGCATTCCAGGATCCTCAATCCACTGGTTACCTTCACGGGTCAACTTGTACTGCTGCCAACCAGATGTATCTAGAACTGCAGAGAGAACACCCAATCCTTCCAGAGAACGATACTGAGAGTACACGAACTGATTGCCACCTAGACCCGCCTTGATGTTTTTAAGGATCTTCAACATTTTGGGGCTAAACGTTTCAAGAGCTTTCTCAGACAAATAGCGATCCGCATGGGATTTGAGCTTCTTGATGACCTCGTCACTCGTAGCGTCAGGAACCTTGTTTTCTGACAGATTTTCCGATGTTTCGGATTTCTTAAGCTCGGGTGGAATCGCATAGTCGCATACAAGGCGCGTTGGGACACGAAATGTGCTCAGATTTTCATTCAACTTGCTTCGACCACGACGAGAATCAATCTTCATCTCTACCCAACGAACCTCCAAATAACGAGTGAACTGCTCATCAGACATAGGGACCTTCTCCAATGTCTTGTCAATATCAATTCGACGAGGAAGAAGGCGTTCATCGGCACCCTTGAAATACGAGACCAAGCCCTGAATACGACGGCGAAACAACATAGGGTTCTTGATGTTCAGGCCATCAATAAACAAGTTCGTGAACTCTTCGTAGTCAGTAGGAAGACACTGGAGCTGTTCCGTAGTTACGCGCTCGGTCGCAATCTCACCACCACCCACATCTGTCTCAAGTTTGGACTTCACAGAAGCCACCCAATCAACGGCTTGCGGAATGAACGGAAGATCCTTCACATATTGAACCGCAACGCGATCACCTTCTCCATTATAGGTTGAACGAAACTGAGGAGGATTGCGAGTAACCATCACGTACTTTTTCACTGCATTAAACTCGATTGTATCAACTTCAGGAAGCGCACGCAAGGCTTTTGTGATCTTCTCTTCATCCCACGTAGGAATGGTCTTGAATGGCAATGTGATACGTTCAATAGGCCCACGAAGAAGGTTCATCATGTATGCGATTTCGTTGGGTGAATTGATAATGGGAGTTCCTGACAGAAGTACAATCTTACACCGCTTTGCATTGTAGATTGCTTCGTAGAGCTGACCCGTGATTTCTGATTCGTTGATGACACGAGAGATCAAGTTATGCGCCTCATCCACAATTACCACACTATCATCATACATTCCTTCCTTCACATACTCACCAATATTC